TGGGTCTGGTGTCAGTAGTCCCACCTTAGCCGGGGTTTGCCGGGGCGCACCCCGATGTGGATAAAGCCTTTGGGTGCCCCGTACCCCAAGGAGTACGGCCACTCCTTGTCGGCCCAGGCCTGCAGGGTGTAGACGGACTCCCCGTCGATGTAGAAGTCGACGGCACCGGTGTTGGGGGCGTTGTAGAGGTGCTCGGACTTGCTGGCACCACCGACCTGGGCGTTGATCTTGGGGGGACGGTGGCCGCTGGTGATGATTGCAGCGCCGCCAAAGTGATCCCGGGCCTTTTGGACAAACTGGGCCAGCAGCAGGGCCGTGTCGCACTGGTGCTGCGCCGTAAACCTGCGGGCTTCTGACTGCTGCGCAAACTCCCCGTAGGTGACGTTGGGGGTCAGCTTGTACGAGAACGGGGAGCCGGGTTGGAATTGGACAACCTTGAGGGCTGGAGCAGCCCGGTACAGGTCCGCAAAGTCCTCGATCTGCTTGGGGCTCAGGGTTTCTTGCAGGGCGTTCCAGGCTGCCAGCTGATGCGGCAGGCCTTCGTCGTGCTTGGCGGCATCAGCTAGGCGAATGGTCGACATCTGCGGTCACTGGGATCTTTGGGAACACCTGAACTTTATCAACGGCCCAGGGCAGTTGCTCCCAGACGTCGGATTCAAACGCCACCTCCCACGCCATCTGGGCTGTGGTGGCCATGACGACGGTCTGAAACGAGCACGAGTCATTGGCCCCCTTGTAGATCACAAACTCACTGGGAAGCCGAATTACCCAGGCCTTGGGCCTTGGCGGTTCAGCGTTTAACGCGCATCCAGCCGCCGGTGGCCGGGGCCGCAGCAAGATCTGCAATACTGCCCCCCAGAAGGTTTCGGTCAAGAGCGCCTTCAAGGTTCCCCATGTACGCCTGAAGCTCAAGGTCCCAGATCTCTGACTGTCGTTCCCGGATGGCAAGGTCTTCATTAATCGCCAGTGACTCGTTCCAGTATTGAACCGCACCGGCCAAGGCGTCGAGACGGTCGTCGTGGGCCAAGCATCCGCGGTCGACGGTGAGGTGGGTGAGCTGGTGAAACAACTGGTACGCCAGGCGGCGCTCGATTACTTCTTCGTCTCGGCCTTTGGCGTCGGATTCAATGACGGACCGACTGACGATCAGGCGGTGCTGGTTCAAGACGGGCTCCAGGGCCGCAATGATCCGCCGTTCTTTCTGCACGTTGGACCTGACGGTCTCGACGCTGCACGGATGCTGCGCCTGCAGGTACGGCTTCAGGAGGCTCTCCAACATGCCTTGGCCAAACTGGTCCTCCAGGAGTATCAGGTTTACCTTCTGGCGCTTTGCAGCGGCTGCTAGGCCCTGCAGAACGGGTTCTGTGTACCCTTCACGAAACGCACCGGACTCCAGCAGGAACAAGTTGCCGTTCAGGTGGGCCACGATCGCGTACGCCGTTTCGTCCAGGCCGCGGCCAGACGGGTCAATGAACATGACGCAGCCGTCAAACGGCAACCAGGTGCCGTGGATGTACGCCGGCCGGTAGTAGTAGTCGCCGCTGAACCCGACGGTCGGCAGGTCGCTGATGCGGTATTCGGCGCCAGAGCTCCACACGACCTTTTCGGGCCCGTGGTCCGACACCTCCAGCACCATCAGGTCCGCCAGCTTCAGGGGGAACCGCTCCGAATCACTGAGGCTGGTGTCCAGCTGGAACTGCAACGCGAACGCCGACCGGCCGTACGACGTCTCCCGGCTCAACAGGTCCATTTCGTTGAACCGACCTGGGTCTGTCGGTTGACCCGTCAGCTCCGGGCAGCCATCCATGATGACTGGGGCCAAGCAGTCGTTGTACCGAGCTGGTTTTTCGGGGTACCGGGCGGGCCAGATGCGTACCTGGTACCCACGTTGAGCCAGCTTGTTGTAGACGGACTCCTCGGTCTGGGGGGTCCCGAGAAACATGATCTCGCCGCCGGGCTTCAGGATCGCGTTGAACTCACCGACGGCTGCCAGCAGCTTCTCCCGCATCCCAACGGACCAGGCTGTGGTGGGGGTCTCGACGTCGTCCGGGAGGATCAAGTCGGCCCGGGAGCCGGTGAGTTGCCCAAAGATCCCCACGGCCTTGACCGATGGGCTCTGGTCCGGGATCGCGGGCCTGACGTCGAACCGGTTCACGGATGACCGTTGTTCGTCCCGGTCCGGCTCCAAGCACTGGAGCATCGGGATCTCACGGATCAACCGCAAGCAGAACATGGTAAAGTCATCGGCCCTGGTCTTTGAGGCCGACACCACCATGATCTTGAGCTGGGGGTTTCGGCGCAGCAACCAGAGCACGTAGGCCGCGGCCATCCAGGACTTACCGACGCCCCGGAACGCCTCGACGATCCTGCGCTTAGACCCGTGCTGCATGTACGCAGCGATGTCGAGTTGGATGGGAGTTGGATCCGGCAAAGACAGATGCCGCCAGACCAAAACCAGAAAGTACCGAAAGTCCGACGACAGGGGCTCTGGCAGGCCAACCCAACCAGCACCCCTGTCGTTTGACATCAGGTGGCGCTGGCGTCGATGACGGCGAAGTTGATGGTCACGGCTTCCGACAGGGACCCACCGGTGACGTTAGTCACCCGAAACACCGAGGTGCCAGCGCCAACAGAGATGCACGCCACCTGGTACGCACCGGCAGTGCCACCGGACCCCTGGTTGGCGATGACGACGTCGGTGGCAGTAATGGCGCTGTTGGTGCAGGTAAACGAAACACTGGTCACGGTCGCCAGGGACGCAGCCTGCATCGTGATCGTGCCGGCCTTGGCGTTGACGACGACGGTCGTGGATTTGCTGGTGAGCTGGGTGACCGTGCCAAACGCAGCGGGGCCAAAACCAACCGCAGGGGCCGCTGCGATCCGGTTGTTGGTGTCGGTGGAGATGAAGAACCCAGACGGGATGTCAGCGGGATCAGCCATGGGGAATCAGGCGGCCTTGCGCCGCGGCATTTGCACAATCTTATCCATGTCCGGCAGGCTTGCCACCAAGTCCCCAAAGCCGGTGCCGGCCACGGGTTGGGCTGAGATGCCGTTGTCCTTGAGGAACTGGCGCAAGATGGTGAGCTCAGCGGTGCTGATGGTGCCTTCGTCCAGCTTGGATTTCAGGTGGTAGGCCAGGTCGGCGTGGAGGTCGGACAGGACACGGGTGGTGTCGGCCATCGGGGGACACAGGAGCAATGCAGGCAGGCTAAGGCACCCAGGGACCCCCATGGGGCTGACGACAGGGGCAGTAGTACATGTGTATGTGTATGTAGAGAAAGGAGGGCCACCTCCGCCCTATGGTTACCTATGGTTTACCTATGGTTAATAGCTCTCCGAAGGAGAGCGGTACAGGACCCTATAGTTCCCTATGGTTACCTATGTGTAGTTAGACTATAGATACCTATAGATACTATGGATTATGTCTTATGTGTATAAGAATAAGAATCCATAGGTACCTATGGTTACCCATGGTTCCCTATGGGTTTTGGACGGCTGACGCCGGCACCTAAAGACCAACAGCCAGACACCCCATAGACACCTTTGTGCAATTCCTGGGTACCTCTATTAACCAGGTGTGCGTCGTAGGTGGGATGGGGGTGGACGGGGGTGACAATTTTGGCCCAAAAATGTGAATGGGGGCTGGGGTGGAGCGGGGGTGAGGATTTTGGCCCAAAAATGTGAATGGGTTACGCATACCCTGAGGGGACCGGACACCCCCCCTGGGGGGTCCTCGCAGGGATCTAGGCGGAGCCCGGGGGCCTGCTGTGTCCAATGGGGCCCTGGACAGCCAGTGGTACCAAGGGGTTTGGCCAGTTGCGTACCTGTGTCTACAGCAGGTACGCAAGGGGTGGACACGGGGGCAGCAGGGGGCCGGGCTGGCTTGGGGGCTGGGGGATCCACAGTTGCCCGATGGGGGATGGGTAGATGCAGGAGAATTGTCCCGACCAACCAAACCTCACCCCAACCAAACCCCAGTTTCCCCACCGCCAAACGGGATCATGAAGAGTTGTGACTATGGGCCGCCTATGGGCCCAGCCGGCGGCAATGATGCGCAAGCAACCGGGCCGCAGGTCCAGCCGTTGCACACCACACCGAACCGCGACCAATGAACACTCCCAACGTGACAGCCGCCTCGACAAAGGCCGAGATTATCGATGCCGCCTCCGAGCTGGTCTCCATCCAGGCCGAAACCATCGCCGACCTACAGGACCGCCAGCTGGTCCTGTGGACCCTGGTAGGGGTCCTGTCGATCCTGCTGCTACTAGGTGCCGGCTAGGTGCCGACCGTGGGGCCTCCGGGCCCCATCCCTCCATCCATCCATCCGACCCGCGACCAATGAACACCCCAACCGCCCCGGTCCCCACCGTGCACAGCATCGAGGCAGGCCTAACCCTGCTGGCGTCCAGCCTGGTACTAGCGACCCGCACCGATGGCACCGGATACCGGATGCTCCGGGAGGACTGCCCGATGCACGACGACTTGCAGAACCTGGTTCTGCGCCCTGCCCATAACGGCGAGTTGCCCAATGACTGGCGTTACGGCATGGTCTACACCCTGGCCCATGCCTTCCTGGAGTACAGCCAACCCAGTCCCACGCCCTGGACCCTTGAAGACTTCCGGGACGTCGTCGGCGAAGTGGCCGAGCTTCACACCGATTACGCATGCAGCTCAGCCCTTGGCTGGCTAGCTGGCAACATGAACCGGTGCCATTTTGACGACGTCGAGACCTACGCCAGCGATTGCAGCGGCGACGACCTAGGGCAGCTGGCGATCCGCCGGCAGCTGGAAGAAGTCACCCTCATGGCTAACGCCATCTTGCAGGGCCTCGACGCCTTGTTGCCCGCATGAACCGGGCCATCCTTA